TTACCTTGCACCACCTTCACAAGTACCAGAACAGGCACCCGTACATCCTGCCTGACACTCTCCCACACAGCTACCATCAGTACATGCTCCCATATAGACAGCATTATCTTCAGGTTCAATACCAAAAGAGTAAAGACTATTCTGGATTTCTTCCAACTGAAGAATCTCAACATCTTCAAATAAATTGATAGAACTCATAATTCACCTCCTAATATATAACGGTAAGATCAGATGTCTTATTGCTTATATTCCGCGATTGATTTTCAATATAGCGTTGATAAGCATCAAAGACCTCTTTGGATAATTTTGTATATAATATTCTTTATTTTTCAAAAATTTATTAGACAATATCTTTGCAGAATATAAAGCACGTAATTTTATAAATTCACATTTACTTTTATCTTTTTTGGAAATTTCTCCATATTTTTGATAATTAGCCCCATAACAAGTTGGACAAACGCATTTTATATAACAATTGGCACATTCTTTATCTTCAACAATCGTAGAATCAAAAAAATTGATACGCAGAATTTCATTTATTTTTTCTTCTGAAAATGTAAGCGGTGTAAAATATGTGCATGGATAATTTTTCATATCAACGTCATATACAATCATATCTGTACCCACACCACACCATTTTTTATTTGGTGTAGCTTTTGCTTCACAATTTTCAATCCTTAAGTTTAAAATAGGCGCCGGAATAACTTCATTGCTATTGTAGTATTCTAATAGCCTATCAAATTGAGTAATTAACATAGTTTTATTTGCTTCATAATCAATTTCAATTCCTTCAGCAAAATTACTGCCTTCAATTAAAAATCCGAGTTTATGAATGAATATTATATTTTCTGCAATATTATTAACATCTTCAACGTTAACAGTCATTTTTATTGGTTGATCAGGCCAATTTGATAGAAAATAATCTAAGTCTATTGAATCAAAAGAGTTTGACCTGTTTTTATCATGAGTTTTTTTAGTTCCGTCAAGACTCAATGCAACATAAAATCTTTTTCTGTTTATAGAAAACCAATTTTTAATTTCTTTATTAAATAAAGTACCATTAGTTGTAATGAAAAAAATATATTTATTTACCCAAGTTTTGCTCCACGTCCATTCGCATACGCGTTTAATCATGTCAAAACATAATATTGGCTCACCACCAAAAAATGAAATTTCGCAATCTCCAATTGCAATATCATTCAAATATAAATTTATTTTTTCATATATTTTATTTTCATCAATAATTTTTCCTGATTTAGCATTCTCATAACAATAAACACATGATAAATTACAACTATGAGTAACAATAAAGGTTAGATGAAACCTTCTACCTCTATTGAGGTAATGAAAGATATCTTCCATAATCGACTATAAACTCCTAAATATACATTTTTAACATTTATCTCAATAATACAAACATCAATCTAATATTCTCTAGTTTTTATACTATAGATTCCCAGAATAACAAACCATACATGACTAATTACACATACCATTACTAGTAACTACTTGATACTCACTTCACCTGACACTATGTATTAGTTATCAGGTGAAGTAAGAGATTGGTTTTAATTACCTACTTGCAGTATCTTTACAACTACCGGCACAGTCACCACTACATCCTCCCCAACAATCTCCCTGACAACTACCATCAGAACATGCTCCCATATAGACAGCATTATCTTCAGGTGCAATACCAAAAGAGTAAAGACTACTTTGGATTTCGTCCAACTGAAGAATCTCAACATCTTCAAATAAAGTGATAGAACTCATAATTTACCTCCTAATATCTAGCAGTAAGATCAAATGTCTTACAGCTCATATTCTGCGATTTATTTTCGTATCGCATTAGATTTACACTAGTAGTTTGAAACACACTAATTTTAAACACTTTGTTGGCATAGTAACATCAAAACTCATATCATGAGTTCATGACTCTCGTAACGTCTCTATTAAAATCATACTAAAATTATGCACAACATTTGCTTCTTGTGCATTTAGCAAAATGAACACATTCAATAAAACCAGAGAAAAACAGTTTTTCATAGAACACTCCTAATACAAGAATTATGTCCCACCTGCAACCTAGCAGAATTTTGAAGAGAAGAAAATTTACACTCTTGAAAAGATGAGATAAAATTACGAGAGCTTTTAAAGATTAGAATAATCTTTAAAAGCACATGAGACGAGCTGTATGTATGTATGTATGTATGTATGTAAATTTGAATTTACACTGCGTGTATTTGCCTTTATATTTTTCAACAAAGCACCACCCCTGACAGCACTATGAAATTAACTCGTAGTCTATTGTATAAAATATGTTAGATTATGTCAAGCATAAGGCTTTAAAAATAGCTAAGCAGTGTACAAATTCTCCAAAACAGCTTCTAACTCATCTTCATTTATAGTATACACTTTAGAAAAGAAAACTCTATATCTATCAAATCCTTCAATCAAATGATTTGTTTTAGCCAAATGAGCTATACTAGTGAACAACTTGTACTTTGATGTTTATCTTTGCTTTTCTAACAGTTCGTTTTTATCTTTATTGTAGAGCAAAATACAACAGCAGATATCTCTTATTTCTTGTAATTTAGCATCTAGAATATCAGTTAAAATCAACAGACTTTCACTTATTTTACTACGTATTTTTTCTTTTTCTTTCTTAGAAGTAATGCAACCATTCTTAAATTCAATAAAAATAAGTTTTCCATTCTTGTTATAAATTGCATCATTTGATCTAAAACATAGATTTTCCATAAAATTAACTTTGCTACTCATAGTGGACATATACCAATAAGGTATAATATGTAACTCCATATTCTCAAGTACTTACACTCTGCTTTTTTTACTCTACAAAAACATAACATTCAAGACACCGAAGACTGTCTGTTACAGCATCATTTTCTGTATTTGTTTTTTCAACTGGATTAAAGACTAGATGATTACACCATAATGGCAATGTAATCATCCAGCAATACACAGACTTACCTAGTCGCCATCATCATCCAGAGCCTTAAACGCTCTTCAAATCTATTATTTCAATCTAAAATCTAAGTATTCAGATATGTTGATACCTATTTTTTCAAATTCTTCCTTATAGCTATCAACATGACAGCTCAAATCAACCTTTAAATGTTCCGCTTCACGTTTATCAGTAATGCAAGCACTGCGATGTAAAAGATCAGTTATTGCAATAGCATACTTTAAAGGTTCAGATTTCTTATAAAAATCTCCTAATTTCAGGCTTTTCAAAATTTCTTGAGCAAAAAGATCACATTTCTTTAAAATATCTTCCATATTCTCCCTCAATAAAAAGCAGAAAAGAATAAGCTTGTTTACAAGCTTTCCATAATCTAAGCTAATACAGCACCTCTTGCCATATTGTATAGATCATCAACTATTTTACCTCCTCATCCTTTCTCCAATCTATCAAAAAAAACAAATGTCAAGTTAAAATGAAAAGATGTATCAACAACAAGCGAAAAAGTAGTCAAACGGAAAACGGACGACTAATTTTTGCTACGTTAATTAGTCGCCCGTATTGAACGCGAGCGACTATTATAGTAACTCGTAAATTAAGCCAGATAAGGATAACGTAGCAATCCTTGTCTGGCTTTTTTTTAAGAGGCTACGAAATGAAAAATTATCCAAAAGAGATTTTTGCATCTTACACTGAGCGAGTGATTAGCAGAGAAGAGTTTATAGAACAGCTTAGTGAATGGCAAAGACAAAACGGAATGGATCACAGTTGTGATCTCACAATAGAAGGCTCAAGGGTATACTTCACCTATCGAAACATAACAGCAATTGTCAAAAACAAAACATTACAGTTTAGAACATATCACGATGAGGAAGCGAGCATGCCTTTTGAGTTTTGTCGAAAGGTTGATTTTTACCTAGAACAAAGAAGGCGAGTAGCATGCAATAGAAAAAGCAACACAGGAGTAAGCATGAGTATAGACAAAATCAATGATATACCTGAAAAAATAGTTATTAAGCAAGTCAAAGAGATAATTGACATTACGGGGATAAAGCTCCAGCGAATAAACACTGGGTGCTTTGCGGTTGGAGTGGGAAAAAATCGTCGCTACATCAGGACAGCAGAAGCGGGAACATGCGATTTTGAGGGCTATGATAAATGCGGACGGTTTGTTGCAATAGAATGCAAACGTTCGGCAGGTGGAAGACTATCACCTGCACAGAAAAGACGTATAGAAGATATTAACAACAAAGGCGGTGTTGCTTTTGTTGCACATAGTGGGAACGAGGCTTTAGCTTTATTACAAGCTAATAATTGTATTTAACGCATTAGGAAAAATGCACATTCAATAAAATAAGGAGACACATATGTTAGAGAGAAAAGATTTAGAAAATATCAAAATGGGAAATGATGGGAGCGTTACAGTACTGGAAGGAATTAATCCAAGAGTACAAATGATGTATTGCTTGTATTTTGGCGCGGTGATGACAAAGAAAGACGGCAAGTTTTATTACATACAAGAGACGAGTTGTAAAGATGGATGGCAAGTGACGGAGTTTCCGTACGAACATCTAACACTTGAATTTTTGGAAGAGCTAGAAGAGATAGCGATTGCAAACGTTTTCAAGAACGGAAACAGGGCGGTAGCAAATCCCTTAGAAGCATTACTAAGGGGTGATGATATAAAGCAAGAAGTTATCTATTTTGACAAATAATTAAGGAAGCGTACGCAGGGGGCGTTAAGCGTTAAGACGCTTTAAGCGGGTTCGACTCCCGCACGTTTCAATAGGTTAAGCGGGTGCGCAACGTGTAAGCCTAAATAAAAACAAAGAGGGTGTGAAAAATGCAAAATGTAATTTATAAAATCTGTGAAAAATTGAGAGGATATTCTTGGGCTACAGAATACTTTGAGGTGCTGAGAGCATGTTGTAACGCTGAGGGCTATGAAGTTAGAGTTAAATATGTAAACGAAGAGACAAAAAATGCAGAAGTTAAAAATATCGTTTTTTTGATATGTGAACGACTGAAACAATATCCAGACGATACAGAATACTTTGAAGTACTTAGGGTATCACCAGTTGGTTGTAGCGATTACTTAGTTGCTGTTAAACTCGTAAACACGGAAGCAGAAAACGAAGAGGTAGCTAACGATGACAGTAACCAATAATTTACGGCTACCTGAAGCTTTTGTGAAAGCTGTGAGTGTTGAACGCCATAATAAAGCAGGTTGTTATTCGGCAACAACACTCAACAAAGGTACAAAAGAAATCATCTTGCAAGAGAGGCATTGGGAAGAGTTTACAACCGACGCATCGGATAACGTCTGGGCGGTATGGGGAGTCGCAGTGCATGAGCTTTTTGAAAAAATACAAGATGATAACTTTCATGAAGAAAAGTTTGACATTGAGGTTTCAGAAAGCCATGTTACAGGTGTTGTAGACAGCTATGACATGGAAAAAGAAATTATAAACGATTGGAAAACAGCAAGCGTTTATAAAGTTATGTATGCTGATTTTGATGATTGGCACAAGCAAGGCATGACTTATGCATGGCTTTTGACACAAGGTGGGCTGAATGTTAAGAGATGTAGATTTATTGCATTGTTAAAAGACCACTCAAAAAGTAAAGCAAAGATTGACAAAAACTATCCTCAATCTCCTGTTTTTGTGTACGAGTTTGATGTAAGCCCCGAAGACTTGGAGCTTACAGGAAAGCGAATTCATGCAAAGGTTCGAGAAATAGAAGAAGCAGAAAACATGAGCGATGACGAAATCGCACCCTGTACTGCCGAGGAACGCTGGGCTGATAACGACAAGTGGGCTGTTATGAAACACGGCAGGAAAACAGCAATTCGAGTCTTTGATGCAGAGTTAGATGCGGAAAGATGTGTAAAAGAACTGGGGGATAACCACTACATAGAATATAGACCGGCGGTTAGTAGAAAATGCGGTGAGTATTGCCTGTGCAAAGATTTTTGTAATTTTTACAAAAGTCGGCAAGAGGTGGAAAATGGAAAACGCAATTAGCATATACGAATCGCTTGCTCGTCCGCCAAAAGACGCACTACGTGAAATACAAGCTGGAAGATTGAAAGGCAAAACAGACATCAATCCACAATGGCGATACAAAGCAATGACCGAGAAGTTCGGACTTGTAGGGATCGGATGGAAGTATGAAATACAAAAACTGTGGACGGAGCAAGGAGCGAAAGACGAAAAGCTAGCTTTTGCTCAGGTTGCAGTGATGATTAAAGATGGGGAGTTATGGAGTGAGCCAATTGTGGGAATAGGTGGGAGCAAGCTTATCGCCATAGAAAAGAGTGCACCTGTAAGCAACGATGAAGGCTATAAAATGGCGGTTACGGATGCGTTCAGCACAGCATTAAAAATGCTAGGTGTTGCAGCGGATATTTACGCGGGACGTTGGGATGGATCAAAGTATAAAGAATCTTCCGAACGCTTACCCCCAGAAGTGAGAGCCACAAAAGAAGCTTTTAGTGGTGAGATTATAGAGGTAAAACAAAACTCAATCTTGCCATTCGAACCAAAAGGTGGAGCAACTACACCATCAGAAAAAAAAGAAATTGCTTCGTTATTAAATAGCAAAGGGAAAGATGGCAAAAGTATTTTTTCAAAAGATGATGCAAAAGCTTATAGTGATATGCGGAAACACAAAACCGCCGGAGAGCTTATCGACATCATTAAAGAAGAGTTGCGGAAACGTCTGAACCTAGAAGAAGAAGCACAAGACGAATCGAAAGATTTAGATATTTTTTAATGGGACGGGTGGCTATGGTGCAATATGTATTAAAGAGACTTACGATTGAAGGGCGGATCGCTTTTGAAGTGCCTAAAAACGAGGGAGCAAGCGAACGTATAAAACAAGAGCTTCGTAAATGTCGTGATAAGTATAGCGACTTTGTACTTGTTACACTTCAGCCACCCAAACGTCCACGAACGACGGGAAAAGACTCTCAGAACCATCATTTGAATGGGCATATTATGCAGATATGCAACGAAACAGGGAACGATTACAACAGCGTAAAAATCGCCGTTAAAATGATAGCTGTTGAAAACATGGGCTACCCCTATAAGACGATCGGAGGTCAGATAATCCCCCAAAGAGAGAGCGATTGCAGTACTGATGAATGTGCGAAGCTCATAGAAGCATCACATTTATTAGCGGCAGATTTGGGCATTATTTTACAGGAGTGAAACAAAATGAATCTACTTTATTTATGCGGAGCAATCAGTAACAACCCAAACTACAAAAAAGATTTTGAAACAGCACACAGAAAACTACAAAAAGCAGGATACGACATTCTTAACCCGGTAGAGTTTTGCAAGGAATTAAAAACGTGGGAAGATTGTATGCGAAGATGCTTATTTACTTTAATTACGCATAAGGTTTTAGGTATTGCCAAGATTGAAACACCATACCAATCAAAAGGAGCTAACTTAGAAATGCAAGTTGCAGAGGCTCTAGGTCAGAAAATAAAAAGCGTTGATGAATGGGTAAAACTATGGAACAAATAAAATTATTTAATGACCATTTTCAAAATTACAAAGTGTATGGGATTCCGAATGCCCAGCTTATTATTGCAGACATTCCGTATAACATCGGAAAAGACGCATACGGAAGTAATCCTAGCTGGTATATAGATGGAGATAATAAAAACGGCGAATCAAAGCTTGCAGGCAAACAGTTTTTTGATACGGATAAGGATTTTAAGCCCCCTGAGTTTATGCACTTTTGTAGCAAGATGCTAATTAAAGAGCCAAAAGAAAAAGGCAAAGCTCCGTGCATGATCGTGTTTTGCAGTTTTGAACAGCAATTTGAACTAATCAAGCTTGCAAAGCAATATGGACTTAATAATTACATTATTCTTGTATTTCGGAAAAACTTCTCAGCACAGGTTCTAAAAGCAAACATGCGGATAGTTGGAAACTGTGAATATGCAGTTTTATTTTATCGAGAAAAGCTCCCCAAATTTAACAATGAAGGTAAGATGATTTTTAACTGTCTTGATTGGAGTTGTGATAATGAGACACCAAAAGTACACCCAACACAAAAGCCTTTAGCAGTCATTGAGAATTTAATCCGCATTTTTACTGACAAAGATGATGTAGTAATTGATCCTGTCGCAGGTAGCGGAGTGACGCTTTTGGCCGCTAAAAATCTGAATCGTAGAGCATATGGATTTGAAATAAAAAAGGATTTTTTCAAACATGCGAACGAACGTGTTTTGACGGCGACTAGCCCATACTTATTTTGTTAGGAGAATAACACAATGGACAAAGCAAAAGAGCAACGCCAATATGCACTTGCAATAAGTGGCGGGATTTGTGAAGTATGCGGAAGAGCCTTGAGTGAAGGACAGCCACAAGGGGCTCATCGAATAGGCAACACCAAAGCAAACCGTGCAAAGTATGGCAACTTCATAATTGACCATCGTCTCAACATCGGGATGACTTGTTCATTGAAGTGCAATGGGGCATTAGATATAAGCAGAAACACAGGTGAGGTAATGAAACTTTGCAAAAGGATATATGAAATAGAATTACAAAAATACGAGGTAATAGCATGAAGGAATCATTTGTTTTTCACAAAGAATATATAGCAGATTTACCTGACGAATACAAAGCAATCTTTGCTATGTACACTATTAACTACGCATTAAATAATGAACGTCCTCCAATTAAAGAAAACACACTTGAATGGGCATTGTGGATAAAAATTGCCAGACGAATTGACAAAGAGCGAGAAAAATACGAAGCAATCAAAGTAAAGCGAGCAGAAGCAGGAAGGAAACACACAGGCAATCAATACACTAAAGCAAAAAATGAAGCAACTAAACAAGAAACATCAGAACCCGAAAGCGAAACCCCAACAGAAAATAAAGAGCTAGAGAAAAAAGAAGAGCCAACAGAAAAAGCTGTTGAAAAATCAAAAACTAAAACTTTTAAAAAGCCAACCTTAGAAGAAGTCGAAGCCTACTGTACAGAACGAAAAAACAATGTAGATGCTCAATCCTTTTGTGATTTTTATGAAAGTAAAGGGTGAAAAGTAGGAACAGTAAAAATGAAAGACTGGAAAGCAAGTGTTCGCACATGGGAAAAACGACAAAAGAATGAAGAAAAACAACAAAAAACTACAAAGGTTTTGTGGGGTAACGAAAGCGATATTCCAGATGAAATTATGAATATGATGTAGGTAAAAAAGAGGTATGGAAAATGAATAAAGTAAAAGACATCAAGGTATTTTTGGATGAGTTTCTATCAAATCTTACACCAGAAGATGACGCACTGGTTTTAGAATATGAGCGAAAGTTACAGGAAGAGAAACGTCTCACTCATTATAGACAAACAGTGCCAGAAAGATTTTATAAAGAGTCTTTAGACACGTTCAGGGTAGATGATAATGAAAAACGTAATGCCCTAGTCAATGTTCATATGTTTATGCAAGCTGTGAAAAAAAGAAACTTTCAAACCCTTATATTTTTGGGGAATGTGGGTACAGGCAAGACACATTTAGCTTGCGGAATTATTCGAGAATGTGGAGGGCTTTATAAATTAGCCTCTTCGATAGTTGAAGAGATAAGGAGAACAAAATCATTTACAGCTACGGAAACAGAAGCTAACCTTTTGTATAAATACGGACAGGCAAATCTTTTGATTATCGATGAAATCGGACGCAGTAACTCCGTACTAGACGAGCAATATATAATCTATCAAATAATAAACGAACGTTATAATCGTCGAAAGCCTACAGTTTTAATCAGTAATCAAAGCAAAAAAGAGTTTTTACAATATGTAGGAATTGCCACAGCCGACCGCTTAACCGAGAGTGCAGAAGTTGTAGAATTAACAGGGAAAAGCTACAGAGCCATTATACGTCAAAACATAAAATGTCATACAAGCAATTAGAGTTTGATTTTAATGCACCTTTGGAAGAAAAGCCACCCCTGCCACATTATGACAATCCTCAATGTGATAATGAATGTTTATTGAATTATCAGTGGGATTTTAAGCAAGGTGATGCAAGTGCACTTAATAAAATGTATAAACTCGGTTTTTCTATAGCTCTGCGCTATATTTCCATACATGCCAAGAAAAACCCGCACATAGCAAAACTCGCATCACATTATAGAAAAGAAAAGGCACACAACGCTATAACCTATATTATAACTCGATATTTGAAAATATCAGATTTTGCAATATACAAAAGTTTCACATCTTACCTGTATTTAAGAATACAGCATGAATTATTCTACAAACGTAAGGTAGACGACATCGTAACGTTTACAGACCTTGATACTACCCTTCCTCAAAAATAAACCAAAAAAAACACAAAAAAATTCAAAAAAAGGCAAACTAAAATGACTATATGCATGACCCGCTTAGAGCAGGTTTTAGTTGTTTGGTGATTATGTGTTCCTTTACACCCCACATAACCACCATTTTTTAAAACAAGCGTTATTTTATAAAAATGACTATGTATATAGCGAGGGAAAGGCGCGTAATCCTTTCCTATCCGAAAGGCAGGCAATGCCGTAAAAAATGCGTAAGGAGAGAAAAATGAAACGTGAATTTTTGGAAGGTCTGAAATTGGACGCTGACATAATTGATAAGATTATGTCAGAAAATGGCAAGGACATAAACAAGGAAAAGGCAAAATATGCTGATTATGATGACCTTAAGTCCCAGCTCGAAACAGCGAACAAAACCATTGAAAAGTTCAAAGACTACGACCAAACAAAAGCAGATGTGGAAAAATACAAGGCAGAAATTGAAAAACTGCAAAAAGAGAGTGAGGCAAAAATTGCCAGTATGGAAAGACAAGCAAAAGTAAAAGATTATCTTTCTAGCAAAAAGTTTGTAAACGACATCACCCGTGATGCAATAGCAGGAAAAATGAGTGAACTGTTGAGTGCAGACGAAAGCAAAGGAAAAAATCTTGATGATATTTTTGTCGAACTCACAAAAGACAAGCAGGACATTTTGAAGGATGAAACACAGGCAACACCTCCCGTTGTTACGGGAATGAGTGGGAAAGGCGGGAAACCTGACGATGACGCACAGGCAAGAGCGGTAATGGGCTTGCCACCTAAACAATAGGAGGTTTTAATCTATGGCTAATCAAATAGAAAAGTTTAAAAAGTATGTTGATCTCTTGGATGAGATATACAAGATTGAAGCAAAAACTGCAGTTCTTGAAAGTGATGCAACCCTTGCAAAGCAAGGTGCGAATGCAAACGAGATCATCATTCCAAAATTGGATATGGACGGATTAGGCGACTATGATCGTAGTAGTGGATATGCAGATGGCGATGTTGTGATGACAAATCAAACTGTTACGTTCAACTATGATCGAGGGCGAAAGTTCAGCGTTGATGCGATGGACAATGAAGAAACAGCAGGGCTTGCATTCGGCAAACTTGCTGCAGAATTCACCCGAACAAAAGCTATCCCAGAACAAGACGCATTCAGGTTCGCAACCTATGCCAACCTTGCGGGAACTAAACTCAGTGGCACGCTTGCAACAGGAACAGATGTAATCGAGGCTTTGCAGACTGCAATAAGTGCAATGGATGATGCGGAAGTTCCGAGTGAGAATCGCCATTTATTCATTACCCCAGCCCTTTTCACATTAGCAGAAAATGTTGACACAAACAAGAGACGTGATATTTTGTGTGCGTTTGCAAGTATCAACAAAGTTCCAAGTAAAAGATTTTACACTGCTGTTGATTTGCTTGATGGAAAAGCAAGTGGAGAGAAAAAAGGCGGATTTAAGAAAGCCTCAGCAGGCAAGGACATCAACTTCCTTATTGTTGAAAAATCCGCAATCTTGCAGTTTACAAAACACAATGTGAACAAAGCGATCCCACCTGAAGATAACCCCGACGCTGATGCTTGGATTTTCGGCTTCCGTGAGTATGGGCTTGCGGACGTATACGAAAACAAAACTGCGGGCATCTACCTACACCACAAAGCATAAGGAGAGGCTATGAGAACAGTAGGATATATTCCAGAAGAAGATGAAACAAAGTCAGAAGAAAACGAAACTAAGAAAACAAACGAAAAAGACAAAGCTAAGTCTGACAAAAAAGAGAAAGTAAAAACCGACGAAAAATAAGGAGATGGGCGGAATGTTTGAGAATGTAAATTATAATTTTTATAAAAGAACTCTAGGACGTTCCGCTATTCCCGATGAAGCAAGTTTCAATGAATATGCTATCGAGAATGAGCTATTTGTCAAACAGCTTATAACCGACGGGATAATCGTTGAACGTGAAGAAAACGGGATAGATAGTGCGGTTTGTATGATGATTGAGGTAGATTATATCACAGCACAAGAAGCAAATGGCAGTAGTGGGGCGATAAGCAGTGAATCAATAAACGGCTACTCCTACTCATACGACCGCACTATAGCACAGGAAACAGCAAGGATAAACATAAAAAGCACTGAAACGAAAAAATACAAATGGCTTAAACTTTACTGTGATGTTTTGCAGGGGGTGATGTAATGCAAAGAGCAATACCTGCTAACCTGCTTATACATAACTGCATATTAAAAAAGCAATCAGGACTAGATCGAAATAGAAACCCAATCTATGAACATATAATCTTGAAACAAGTGAGAATTGGAGGAACGTTTAAATCAATACGTGGAACTTATGGGGAGACACAATTTGATGCATTAATGCTTTTGATAGATGAGCGAAACACACTATACGAGAATGTAGACGGCGAGGCAGTGGAAAGAAAGCTCCCCGCAGAAAAAGACCTTATCGAATGGCAAGGGAAAGATTTCACAGTTCGAGGCATAACACCTTGTTATGTGCAAGAGGCTGAGCCTCATCATTGGGAGGTTACACTTGAATAGCAGTGGCGGAATAGAATTCAAGGCAACAGCAAATTTTAAGGAAGCAAGAGTAAAAGCAAGATTCAATGCAAAAATAAAACGTGCACAGATGAAGCTAGACACTCAGGTAGTTGCAGATAGTAATTATTTTGTTCCAAACAAAACAAGTACATTACAAAAATCGGCAATTATAAACCCTGTAATAGGAACAGGACTTGTTATATGGGACACAGACTATGCACGCCGTCAATATTACGGAGAGAACTTTGATCACTCAAAACAACTCAATCCGAATGCTTGTGCAAAGTGGTTTGAAACAGCAAAAGCTCGTAAATTAGAACAATGGAGACGACTAGTAAATGACGAAATCAAACATAGCTGAGATTATAAGCGATTGGGTAGAAAAAGCTCTCAATCTTCCATTTACGATTTATTGTGACCTCATCCCTTTTGCAGATGCCGACTGTGCGTGTGTAAGGCATGACCCTAGCCCTGCAGCAGAAAAAAGATTTATGGACGGCTCTCGTTATGTTTCTCGAAACTTAACTTTTTACGTTAGAATGAAAAATGCAGAGCAAGCGAGGGAGAGAGCAAAACAAATTACTGACAAACTGGACGGTGCGACAGTAATAAGAGATGACGGAGTGTCTATAGAATGCGAAGCTGTTACGCTCCCGCAATATATAGACACGGATAGTAAAGAATATACAACGTATGCAACAGCAATAAAATGCGAATATTTAGAACCTGCAGAAACGAATTAAGGAGAAAAAGACAATGGCTGATTTGATCAAAAAAACAAAAGTAGTTCCGTTTATCAACACGGGTACGGAAACAGTTCCGAAATGGACGCAGATAAAAAAATCTACGACATTCACTCTTACTATGAACCCGCAAACAAAGACTTACGATTTTATATCAAGTGAAACACCACAGAATGAAATCATAGGTTATCAACCGAGCCTCTCGCAGAGCCTCACTATGTTCAGAGATGAGCCGGATTATAAGACAATCTTCAATATGCTTTTTAATCGAGCTACAGGCGAGGATGCACATCGGGACGTTCTTATCGCTTTTTACAAAGAAAAAGGCTCATACACTCCAGCCGGTGAATCCGACAGCGTGGATTGCTATAAAGCATGGAAGGTTGACGCTTTAGTAACCATAAACCAGATGGATACTGTAAACGAAAACATCGACTTTGATCTTGCTTTGAACGACATTACAAACGGTGCGATTACAGTTAATGGTACAGGCGAGCCGACCTTCATCGCTGGCTCTTTTGTAGGGGAAACCTTCACGGCTACAACATAATGATTGACCTAAAAAAAGCTGGGCTACCCGAAACCGTAGAGGTAGAAGGTAGTCTCTATTACATTCAAACATCATTCAAATATTGGCTTAAGTTTTTAGAATTACTAGAAAACAAAGAACTAATACCAACTGATTTTGATTTTATTTATAAAAGCATCAAACCCAGCAACAGAGAAAACGGACTCTTTGCCTTAATGGGCTTCTGCAACCCTCCGCAACCATTGCCCAGATTTCAAGCAGGCGAGGAAGGTGTGAAAGCAGTTGATTATATCATCGATGCTGACTATATCTACTCAGCATTTTTAGAGCAATACGGCATAGACTTGATTTCAAGTAATATGCATTGGTACAAGTTTCAAGCTTTGTTTAAAGGCTTGCATGATACAAAGCTAAACGAAATCATCGGCTATAGGCTCTATGAGCATACAGGCGGGAAAAAAGATAGCTATGTAAGGCAAATGGAAAAGCTCCGCAGTGCTTGGGAATTGCCAATAGATAGTGATGAAAACGATGAAGACTTAAAGGACTTTGAAAGTAAATTGAGAGGGGATAAATGAGAATCACGTGTGATACAAAAGATACTCTACCTCTATCAGCATTAACAGAATTTCAAGGTGGATTAAAAAAAAGAACGGATGATGACCTTGCAAAGATAGAGCGTAGCATAAAGCAATATGGCTTTGCCACACCTTTTTTTGTTTGGAAACATAACGGCAAAAACAAAGTATTAGATGGACACGGAAGACTACAAACGCTAAAAGCTATGAAGGCTCGTGGCGAGATAATAGAAGATTTACCTGTTGTTTATATCGACCTACCAAACGAAGAAACAGCTAAAAATCTACTACTTCGCATATGTAGCACTTATGGAGAGATGACTCAAGAAAGCGTGCTAGAGTTTTTAGATGGTATAAAAATAAACCTAGATGATATTAAGCTACCTGATGGCTTATTAGACCTTTCTTTAATGCAAGAAAAAAAGGATACAAAAGACGATGATAAAGCCCCAGCCGTAATTTTCGACAGTCCTCCTATAAGCAAGATAGGCGAAATTTACGAACTCGGCGATCACAAGCTAATATGTGGAGATAGCACCGAAACCGACACTATAGCCTTAATTATGGGCGATAGCAAAGCAGATTTAATACTTACCGACCCACCGTATAATGTAAACTATACAGGTGGTACTTCAGAAAAATTAAAAATCACCAACGATAATAAAAGCAACGCAGAGTTTATGCAATTTCTAACAAAAGCGTTCACTGCTATGTTTACGGGTGCAAAAGCTGGAGCTTCCTTTTATATATTCTATGCCCAAGTAAATAGCGATTCATTCATCAACGCATTAAAAGACGCTGGTTACAAACCCCATCAATATTTAATATGGATAAAAAACGTATTCACACTTTCACGTGCTGATTACAAGTGGAAGCATGAACCTATAATGTACGGATGGAAAGACGGAGCAAGTCATAACTTCTACGGAGCGTTAAATCTCTCAACAGTTTTTGAGAAAAAGAAAGACATAGATAAAATGAGCAAAGAAGAATTAAAAGCAGAATTAAAGCGTATAGAAAACGCACCTCAGGATATAATCTATGAAAAGAAGCCTTCTAGAAATGCAGAACATCCAACAATGAAACCTGTTGAATTATTAACGACACTTATAAAAAACAGCACGAAAGCTGATGACATCGTGTTAGACACATTCGCAGGCAGTGGCTCTACATTGATAGCTAGTGCAAAGACTGGCAGAATTTCTCGCCTTGTAGAATTAGACCCGCATTATTGTGATGTTATACGTCGCCGTTGGACGAAATGGGCAAAAGAGAATGGCTACGCAGTAGGCAAAGGGGGGCTTGAGTAATGGACTTTCAAGGCATTGATTTTGACTTCCTAAACTCCACACCAGCACCCATAACACCAAAAAACAATGACGAAAAAAAACGAAGCCATAGACGTTCAACAGTTTGTACCGAATTATCTGTCGAATACGAATACAGGCGGGCATTTTCTGAGCAAAAGCTAATCGAAGCAATGGGGGGCTTTAAGACGTTAGAAGAAAATCATTGTTATAACTTTATCACAGCAGGTGATGTAGATAGCCTTTCATTCTTACAACTAATACTGCATCATCAAAAACTCGACTATTGTTTGTTTTCCACATGGTGTATGTGTGCAGAAGATATATTGAAGTTTGACCAATGGCTTACGGACGGCACGATTAAAAAACTAGACGCATACGTTGGAGAGATATTTCCCGGCAGTTATGCTGTTGAATGGAATATGCTAAACGAAATATTCAAAAAGCATGATTGTGGACGAATTGCTGTGTTTCGTAATCATTCAAAGATATATGCTGGCTATGGAGAGAAGTTTTACTTTGGCATACAAACAAGTGCGAACATCAACACAAATCCAAGAACAGAAAACGGAAGCATAATCATAAACGAACAGATATTCAGGTTTTACAAAGAATACTTTGACGGTATAAAGAGTTTCACAGATAAGCAAAAATGAGAAATTGAGAATGGGGAACCGGTTCACAAAAAAGCAAGTACTAGAAGCAATCTCAAACAGTGGTGGCGTAATGTCAGCCGTACAACAAAAGCTCGGATGCAAGTCGTGGGCTACCGCCAGAAAGTATGTAGAGAAATGGACAGATACACGGGAAGCTTGGGCAACCGAAAACAGTCACGCCGACGACTTGGCACAATCGGTTATTATAAACGATATCAAAAGTGGTAATGTACAAACAGCAAAATGGTGGCTAGAACGCAGAAGACGAAAGGAATTTCACTTAGACCAACGGATGCTTTTTGAAGAGTTAGAAAACGACGACGATAGTGAATTAAAAATTGAAATAGTGGATGGCAACCATGAAGATTAAATCAAATACCCTTTTTGCAAAGGAATATAATAACGCCTTCCGTGCTATCATAGCACATGATAAAGAACGCTATACCTTCACAGGTGGACGTGCAAGTTGTAAAAGTAGCTTTATATCACTAGTAATTGTCATTCTAATTGTTATGTTTCCAAACTACAACGCCTTAATCTTGCGTAAAACAGCCAAAACATTAAGACGCTCAGTGTTTGAACAGATAGTATGGGCAATAAACAAATTAGGTCTTTCAAAGCGTTTCAAGATACCAAAATCACAAACCGCGGCCTTGCCTATAACCTACATAAGAAAAAACGGGCAGATGCAATATATTATTTTTGCAGGAAGTGATGACCCAGAAAAACTAAAATCAATCAAAGTATCGACTGGTTATTTTTCGATTTTGTGGATTGAAGAGAAAACCGAGTTTACACCAACAGAACTACAGAATATTAAAATCTCAGTTTTAAGAGGAGGTAAGACATTCTATATATTTGAAAGCTACAACCCTCCGAGTGCCTCACGCCACTGGTGCAATATAGAAACAAACACAGCCGACCCGAACAGAATGATAATACACACCACCTACAAGGATATACCGAGTGCATGGCTGGGTGATGCTATTCTACACGATATCGAGCAGTCAAAACGGAGCAACATGCGTGCCTATGAAAACATTTACTTAGGCATAGTAACAGGCACAGGGCAGAATATCTTTGAAAATGTAGAACTTCGAGAAATCACCAACGAAGAAATAGCATCATTCGATTATTTATATAGTGGCATTGACTGGGGATATTACCCAGACCCATTCGCATTCGCCACTTCAGCATTCAATCCAAGTAAGCAAATACTCTATATTTTCGACGAATTGTATATGAAAAAACAAGGTAACTATGAGGCTTTTCAATCACTGAAGGCACACATGGAAGCGCACGGAATGAACATAGCAAACGACAGAATCACAGCGGATAGTGCCGAGCCAAAAAGCGTTGCGGACTTTAGAAGCTGGGGCGGAAACGTAGGAAAAGCAATTAAAGGAATTGGAAGCCGTGAAGCTAGCTTTAAGTGGCTACAGGGATTAAAGAAAATAGTGATTGATCCATCACGGTGCCCGCACATAGCCGATGAGTTCACGCTATACGAATATGAAATTGACAAACGAACAGGCGAGATAATGAGTGGCTATCCTGACGGGCAACCTGATCACGGAATAGATGCTGTGCGTTACGCACTAGAAACAGTATGGCGACATAGTGGTGAGTAAATGACTATAGAATAAGGGGCAAGACAATGTTTGACAAAATAAGGGGCTTTTTTATGAATATTCTACAGCTATTTCATACATCCACAATAAAAGATATTACAGGAATTAATAGCAACATCAGCACACAAATGTACACAGCCATAGAACTCTGGGAAAAGATGATGAGTGGTAACGCCCCGTGGAACTCAAAAGCTCCACCTTGTGGAGTGTTGGAGCAAATCGCAGGTAGGCTCTCTATGCTTGTCTCTCGTGAAATTGGACTAGAAGTTGAAAATAAAGCAATAGCAGATGTAATGAGCCACATCAACAAGAATGTTGATAAAATTGTAGACTACATAACACTTCTAGGGAGTTGCATTGTTAGACCCATTTTTAGTAATGGAAAGTTACAATACGAGATAATCCCACTGGGTAATTACCTGCCTACATCTTATGATTTTGACGGAACGCTTACTGGGGTGTTAATTTTGAAAGAGATTATTAACGGCTCTAAAAAATGGCTATTGACCGAAGAACATTCCTACATCGGAATGATACACTCTGTAGAATGTAGACTATATCGAAACGATGGAGCTTTGAAAGAAACACCACTCACCGATTGCCCACAAACAGCAAAATTAACATATGCATATGCATGGCAAGCCGTAAAGCAACCGATGATTATTGAGTTCAGAAACCACGCCATAAACAAAATAGACGGCTCTAACGTGCCTGTTGCAATAATAGCAGGTGCGGAAGAGCTAATAAAAAATGCGGATGAACAGTTTGAACGTATGAATTGGGAGCAGAAAGGTGGAGAGATGCGTGTCTGGGCTGACCGTGATATGTTTATGAAAAGGCAAAAACGAAACGGCGATGTAGTAGGAGTGACGATGACACCTGAGCTTAACCGCCTCGTAGTCCAAATTGAAGGAGATGGCAGTACGGATGGAAAGCGAATTGTCGAACACGCACCAGAATTGAGAACTGCACAACAAAACGAAATGTTACAGCAGATATTCAGACGAATAGAATTAACCTGTAATATCGGCAAAGGCACAATATCGGATATGGAAAGCGTACAACAAACAGCTACACAATACTCAGGCGGACGGCAAGAGTTATATGCGATAGTTGATAAGATAGAAGACGAAATTGAAGTCAAATATCAGCACTGTGCCGACGTATTAGCTCACATGGCTCAGGCATATAAGCTAGGAGCTAACAATTCAGAGATAAAAGTAACATGGAACGATGACCAAACACGGAAGGACGTATCGGCCGCTAAGATGATGGCGTTAAATGAAGTAAATACTGGTGTTCGTAATAAATGGGAATATCGCCGTGATTTCTTCGGTGAAGATGAAGAGCAAGCAAAGGCAAATACGCCTGTTATGGAAGCCCCCGACGCTTTTAATTTTGGAGTATAAAAATGACATATAAAGATAAATTAAAAAAGATTTTCAACATGATACAAAGCGAAGCCGTACTAGAGCAACTCATAGAGGAAGCAGGCGAATTGATACAGGCAAGTGCCAAACAATTACGCATAATTCGAGGGAAAAATCCTACACCAAAAACTCACAAAGAAAATACTGAAAACCTGCAAGAAGAAATAGCCGACGTACAACTATGTATTGATTTGGCAATACTAGCAATGAATTACGACAATTCAGAAACGCAAAAGAATATAGACTTCATCAAACAGAAAAAACTATCACGTTGGCTAGAGCGTTTAAAAATCAAGGATGAATAAATGCTTTCCCCCAGATATCTATACGGACTGTCCGACGAAATCATCGACATTTACTCACAGCTAGAAACCGAAATATTGCAAGATATGGCTCGCCGTATTGCAAGGCTTGGCAGAATAACCGATGCTACACGTTGGCAAGCTCAGGTGTTAGTGGAAACAGGTGGGCTTAAAAAAAACATAGCTCGCATATTGGCTAAGTATGATAAAGCAATAATCAAACAAGTTACGGACACCTTCACCGAAGCTTTACAAACAAGTATTAGAAATGACAATCGCATATTCAAGGAAGCAACTGGGCGAATGGTAAGCTCTCCAAACGCTCAAGCTATGCTTTCAACAATCCAGAAATGCCACAGCGATCTATCGAGACTAACTCTCACCACAGCCTCAACATCACAGGAACAGTTTGTATTGGAGGCTAACCGTGTTTATATGAATGTTCAAAGTGGGGCTTTTGATTATGATACTGCAATGAAAAGTGCATCAGATGAATTAAGCAAAAAAGGTATCACAACCGTACAATATGAAAATGGACATCTAGTTAAGCGTAGCATAGAATCAGCAGTGCGAATGAACATACTCACCAGCATTAATCAAACGGCTTCTAACCAAACATTAAATAATGCAGAAGAGCTGGGAATTAATAAGTTTGAGGTAACCGCACATGTAGGAGCAAGACCCGACCATGAAGCATGGCAAGGAAAGATTTATACGCGTAAAGAGCTATATAGTATTTGTGAATTCGGGACACCTCAAGGCTTATGCGGAATAAATTGTCGCCATTCATTCTATCCATATTTTGAAGGAATGGAAAAGCATTATACGGAAGATGACCTTGATGAGATGGCAAGCAAAAAAGTAACCTACAACGATAAAGAGCTATCACGTTATGATGGAGAGCAAAAACTACGTGAAATTGAACGCAATATAAGACATTATAAAAGGAAAGCGTTAACTCAAGAAGCGATAGGCATAGATAACACACATGCAAGACGAAAAATTGGCGAATGGCAAGCAGTAGCCCGTGATTTTACGAATCAAACGGGAATAGCAAGAGATAGTGCCAGAGAATACGTCGGAACACCAACAGGCAAGCAACCGAAAGGAATTTCTACAGCTATAACGGGATATTCTGATAATTTAAAAAAAGCACAAGAAATAAAACGCCTAGACAATGCAAGAAAAAAAGTGATTGCAGATATAGAACAAGGTAAGCAGATGAACTTTCAACAAGCCAACGGCGGAGCTCCTAACCCAAATTATACAAAAGGTGGTGGGTATCAAACTAATTGTCAAAGTTGTGTAGTTGCCTATGAATTAAGACGCAGAGGATTTGATGTAGAAACACTGCCAAACGTTAAAGGTTCTATGTTAGATGTATTGGCACACAATACACGACTTGCGTGGGTAGATAGAGAAACCGGTAAACATCCTGAATACATAGCACCTTCACAACCTACCTGCAAAAAATCGTTTGAATGGATAAAAGAAAATATCAAAGCCAAAAATCGATATACGATAGAATTTATATGGAAAGATAAGTCAATCGGACATATAGTACACCTGTTCAAAAGTGATGAAGATGTTTTGTCTATATACGATCCACAGAACGGAATAAATACGCTAGGAGATAAGGCTGTTTTAGAATATATGAAAAGGGTAAAACCAACTTCAATACAATTGCTTGATGTTCAGAATTGTGACATAAATATGAACGTAGTAAATAAGATTTTGCAAGGAGTGAAAAAATGACAATACAAGAGTTTATTAAAGCCAACAAAACAGATTTTGATCAGTACGAGGCTCGCCCAGATTGGAACGGCTATAAAGTATATTTAGTATGGCTCAAAGCAAATGAAGGAGCTTGTGTAGGTTATCCACAATATGCACTAGAGAAAGACAATAAAATAAGACTGTCAACACTAGAAGAAACATTAGCTATAATGGAATCAGACATACCTGATACTGACGACTAAAACGTTAAATCCAAATAAAAAAACTCATTTTTCCTATTTCTAGCCAAACTAAAATGACTATATATAAGGGGTAGAATATGACAATCAAACAAAGTTTATTAACACCTAACAAATGGAGTCGTCCACAGACGCATATTAAAGAAATACTTGCTATCGTAATGCATTGGACGGCTAACCCAAAGGCAAACGCAGAGCAAAACAGGAACTATTTTGAGTCAAGAAAAAATGGCAAAGATAGCTACGGATCAGCACACTACATCATCGGGCAAGATGGCACTGTAATACAATGTATACCAACAGATGAGATCGCCTATCATTGCGGAAGTAGCCAAAAAGACCCAGCAAGCAAAAAATATTATACAGATTATGCAAGGAAAAAGTTTAAGCACTATGCTGAAAACTGGCAAACAAATAGCCCCAACTATTGCACAATCGGTATTGAATTATGCCCGACAGATTACGAGGGGCATTTCACCGATGCAACTATTGATAGTGCTGTTGCACTTTGTGCAGAACTATGTAAACGATTTAACCTGACAGCAGAAGACATCACAACACATCACGCCATAGTTGGCTGGAAGGACTGTCCTCGCCTATGGACTAGACAACCCGAACTATTGGATGCTTTCAAAAAAAATGTCAAAGATTATATAAAAAGGAGCGAAGCATAATGTGGCAAGCAATTAGCGAAGTATTGACGAGTGGAAACGCCTTACAGGTTTTGATTTTTTTAGCACTAATCACTACTCTTTTTGTCATGCTAGTGAAAACAGGAATACTAGCAATCAAGACGAAACATTTGAGAATAGGACAGGTGGAAAGAGAGCGAGAGGTCATCAGGCGACAGATAGAAACGGCTCATAATTTCATTATGAGCATAGAAGGCAAACTCGATACTGAATTGAATCAGCAAGATAGATATTTTGCAAAGTATATTTTGGAGCGAGTATATGACAAAGTAATTGAATGGGTGATGTTTAATAACATTAGCAACTCTCCTATGTACGTGCAAGATAAGCAAGAAACTATATGCAACCTGATATATACATTCCCAATAGGTGAGGCTTTCAAGACACCAGAATTCAAAACACGTATGCAAAATTGGACTTCAGAGCTAATCACACGCTTAGTACAAACACGTGAAATCTATAGCAAGGAGCGATAAATGAATGAAAAGATTGTTATTGTTTGTATGGGTATTTTTCTGTTCAGTCTTTCCTCTTGTCGCACAAGTTGCGGAATATACAATCACGGAAGCGGAGCTTTTGAGGTTAGAGAAAATATCGGAAAACTTGGAGATACACAAACTCAATCAGCAATTACAAGTACGGAGCTTAAAGACGAGATTGACCGAAGCCTTGACGAAATCGGAGAGCTTGAACAGTCAATTACAAACGGAGCGGGAGACATTGAAGAGTTTAAGACAATCTTACGCAGAATACGAAAGAGAGTTAATTATAAAAATGCAAGAATACAAAGACTTAATTGATAAGCTAAAAACGAAGCTACATAAGGCAAAATCAACGATTGTGATTGTCTCTTGCCTTTTAGTCTTTGTGTTGTTGAGTAATATCATTTTTTTTGTGTTAAGAATGAAATTAAAACTTCTATAAATTGGAGAGTATTAAAATGGCAAGAATTATTACAGACGAAGTTTACACCGGGTTAGTTAAATATCTCTCAGAAAACGAAACTGTGGCATTGTTTCAACAACTGCTTTTAAGTCCTAAAACATCGGAAGCAGAAACAATCATAGAAAGCGAATGTGGAAATCAAATAGAGAAAGAAGGAGATAAAAAATGAATTACGGAAGAGTAACACCACGTGCAAGAACTGGCACAACAGGAATCAGTACAGAAATGGACATCACTGCGAACGAAGGTATCTGGATCAGCCCACCCGATAGAGTAGCAGCAATTACTGTAGCAGTACATATTCCGACAAACGAAACTGCAACCTTCGTCATCGAAACATCGTGCAACCGAGCTGACACAATCGGGGAAAATGGCACAGGTGGCTATTGGGATAATCCACTCGGTGAAGGTACTGTTTTAAGCGAAAACACCGTATTAATGCTGGCTAACGCCGTTACAGGTATAAGGGTTAGATGCTTAACCGCTAGTAAACACATTAACGTTTGCTTCGTGGGGTAGGTTATGAAATACTATGGACTCATTATCCCTTCCGTCTTTCCAGCGGGTGTGTTTATCCAAGATATCACGCAGACTGTAACGTCTAACGAAGATGAGGGAATTAACACAGTGACCGTCACCCTTACCAATCAGCAAAAAGCATATTTTCACGTTAAGAATGGAAGGCGTGGCTCGGCCGCAGAAGCAACAGCTCAAATGGAAAAACACGCCAAAGAGTACATCGCTTCCGAACTTGCGGAACAGAAAACTGCATTGAATCAAGCAATCAACGATTCAACTACTAAAATTGATACAGAATTGCAACAAAAAGTTTCAGAGACTGATGAAAAAGTTAAAAACTTGATTCACACGAATATTGAGGAAGCTAAGCGTTATATAGACAGCCAGTTATCAGCATCTTCAGAAGGGTTACAAAATGCTATAGATATAAAAGTTAAGGATGCTATGGCAACAACAGAGACAAAACTACTCGAAAAACAAAACGAAACCATTATAAAGCTTTTGGAAAACGGATATGTGCAATGGCCGGGAATGCCAAGACCTGATACCCTCTTTAATTTTCCCGGCTATCGCTGGGCAGAGATCGACTATAATGGCTGTTTCTTCCGAGCAAAAGGAAGTAATGCTAACTCATTCGATGGTGGGGAACAAGGTGACGCCATTAGGAATATTTGGGGAGCAATGGATACAATTTTTGAGGACTCCCACTTCGCCGCCGCAATAAATGGATTCTATCATGCTGATTTTGGGAATGGTGCTCTCTATGCGAGTAGAAGTTCTACATGGTACACGTTGCTACAAAAAGCCACCTTACGCTCTGGATATGGCTCATACTTAGTATTTGATGCTTCAAGATACGTCCCCACCGCAGAAGAAAACCGTCCTCGCAACAGAACCATCATCATTTGGAAACTTGAAAGAATCTAGGAGAAAAACGTATGGAATACCTTGAGATTAAAGACAACATCATCATAGGACACTATTGTGGAGCAATGCCAGAAAAAAGGAATCCTGCAATTGAATATTTGAATGTAGAAAATTGCAACGTGAATATAGGTGATGACATCCGCATATATAAAGACTTACTCACAGGTGAGAAGAAAAGCCTTAAAACACTTGTGGAAGAAAGCTTAATCCAAATACCCAAAGGTAAAAAACTCAACAAAGACGGCACAGATTTTGAAGAGATGAATGAAGTTGAACAAGTTAACGCAGGATTAAAAACTCTTAAAGATGATGAAAAAATCGAAGGCGATAGCATCATCAAAAAGACAAAGAAAGAACTCTATTACGAAGGCAAACTCTCAAAAGAAGAATATAACAGCTTTATTGATGAGATACGTCAATCAGAATATGCAAGAGAAGCTGACCCTTTGGGATTGCAGGTTTTAAGAGGTGATGTTGAAAAATCCGTGTGGCTTGAAAAAATAGAAGAGATAAAAAAACGCTATCCTAAAATTCAATAGCATTAAATAGCACGGTGTTTTGCACTATAACCAAATGACTATAATAGTATGGCAACAGATGGAGAAGTCCGAATTAGGACAGAAATAGACAATACAAATCTCGATAAAGGCTTAAAAGATGTCAAAAAGAAAATCGACAAAACAGCCAAAGACATGAGCAAAGGCTCGAAGGCGGCTAACACTCTCAAGGTAGCATTCAATGAAACAGGAGGGGCAGCGAGTGGTCTTGCTTCTCAAATGGGAAACATTGCGAGTGCTGGTGGGCCTTTAGCGGCGGGCATTACTGCTGCAGTGATGGTAACTAAAAAATACATCCAAACATTACAAGAGGCTAATGAAGCTTACAAGGTACAAGAGAAAGCAGAAAGAGCACTACAAAAAGCTGCCGAGAATAACCCTTATTTACAACGTGAAAACGTTGAACGATTAAAGGAGTATGCAAGCAAAATCCAAGAGTTCAGTAATTATGGCGACGAAGGCACTATCGACATCATGGCACAGCTTGCTAGCACAGGACGCACAGAAGCCGAAATTATGAAGATAATGGGAGCAGCGGCGGATTATGCAGCGGCAAAACACATCGACCTTCAAACCGCAGCCGAAACATTAAACGCCACATATAGTGGAATGGCTGGATCGTTAGGGCGACAAATTGACGAAATCAAAGACTTAACCGATGAGCAATTAAAAAACGGAGAGGCAATAGACTTACTAGCCGAAAAATATAAAGGGTTTGCACAGGAAGCAGTAGACAGCGGAACACAGGCAAGTAATGCATTTGGCGATTTTATGGAGTCAATCGGAGCAATAGCAAATCCTACTTTCGAAGCAATAAACAAACTAGCAAAGTCATTTTGGGAAACGATGACAGCAACAGCACAAAAGGTCAACGGGTTTTTGGATTCAATAAGTCGTAAATGGGGTGGTATTAAACAGAAAGTTGATCAAGGTATTGATCTAGTTCATTCAGTACGTATAGATAAACGCACAGGGGAAGAAACACGCACAGTTAAGCATCTAGAAACCGAATATCTGCAATGGCTTAAAGATGAATTATATTTAAGGGGAAAACTTAATCAAGAAGAAAAAGACGCATTATATGTAATAGAAGACGAAATAAGGGCACGTGAACGTATAGCAAAATGGAAAGCAGAAGAAGCACGTAAGGCAGCGGAAATCGCCGAAGCAGAACGTAAAAGAGCACTCGAAGAACAGAAAAGAAAAGCAGAAGCCAAAAAAGCGACTATTTCACAAACAAAAGAAAAGACCGCCGATGATTATGCAAAAGAAAGCAACCAGAAACTA